CCACGGTAAGGCTGGGCTTCTTGTCCGCGTGGAACGGGCAGAGCCCGCGCAGCTCGCTACCGTTTTTTTTTAACTCAACGTACCGACCGATGAAGTCAACGATGTCGTGGGAGCGACGGAGTGCATCGACTTCGCTGTCGGTTGTCACTGCTTTGCCGCTCCTCGAATTCTTACAGCTTGCCCAAGTCCCCGCGACCGCGAGCGACGATGGCGATGGCACCATTCGCGTTCAGCCGGTCGATGAAGCGTTGCTGCGCGTCGTCGATTGTTGGAACGTCAGGCGCCTTGGCCTCGACTGCGACGAATTGTGCGATCTCGGTGCCGACCATAGAAGGCGTGACGACGACAACTCGATAGCCGATCCAGTCCGCGGCTCCGTTCGGTCCGACCCCGTAGCGCATGTGCTGACCACTTGGCAGCACGACTTCGCCGCGATTGTTCCGCCAAAGCACCAAGTCCTCGCGCTGCGCGGAGAATTCTCTGATGGTGTCGTTGACATCGTTCTCGGACACGCGGTTCGGATTGCGAACAGGCGACGCGCGCTTCGGTTTCAGCGTGTCAGAGTAGTCGAGACGCGGCTTGCCCGCCATGTCGGCGTAGAAGTCGTTGCCACGCTTCGCGGCCTCGACCGTCTCTCGGAATGATGGCCTGCGTAGCGCGCGTCGCATCATCGCGTGCCCTTCGCACACTGCTTACATATGCTGCCGCCGAATGAAAAATCGCTCAGCGCCTTGGTAGCCTCGCACGTTGAGCAGCGCTTCGATCTTCCTCTCGGGAAACGATCCTGTCGCCACTTCGGAAGTCGGAGCAGCGTCGCGGTCATTAGCTGGATAGGGGTCATGACAGTTTCAAAGTCGCGCCATGGTAAAGCTCCACAGCCGCCTTCTTCTCCTCGGTCGCTTGCGCCTTGGGGATCGCGATGATGGCCTCGCCGAGCGGGTGGATCACGCGCACGAAGGCGTGTACCGGGAAAGCTGCCTTCATGGAAGCGCGCTCGTCAGGAGCCATTAGACAGTCTCCGGACAATCTGCTGCGCCGCCTGTCTGCTGATAGCCAGCTTACGCGCTATCTGGCTCGGCCCCCATCCGCGATGAATCATGCGGCGCACATAGTTGTCGCGCTTGCGCCGCGCCCGTTCGATCAATTCTCGCATCTCGCTCATGGCCGTCTTTATACACGGTCTTTCTAGGCAACGCAAGTAGGGGTGCGCAAGGCGACTTGACACGCAAGTAGCGTAGGCGTATCTTCACCGCTCAACCAACGGAGGCGCGGCAATGAAACTCATCGGCAGGATCGTTTGCTTGTTCAAGGGACATCGGCGTGGGAGGCTGGTAGGCGAGCAGCGTCATCCGTCAAGTGCGCTAACCATCAAAGTGTTCGCTTGCGTGCGCTGCGGCCGCGAGACGCGCTACAAGGTAAAGGATCAGAACCACGGCACACCGGGAGACGAATCTTGATCTCCGCCTCGAAGTACCAAGCCGACGATTGCGGCACGCCAGTCCCCTCGCTCTCCTCGTCAATCGCGAAGCTGCTCATCACGCGCAGCCCGAAGCATGCTTGGATGGCGCACCCGCGTCTCAACCCGACCTACAAGCCCGAGGAAGATACGAAGTTCGACCTCGGCTCCGCGGCGCACGCCTTACTGCTAGAAGGTGCGGACCGCATGGTGGTAGTGGACGCCGCAGACTGGCGCACGAAGATCGCCAAGGAAGCGCGCGATGCGGCCCGCGCCGAAGGCAAGCATCCGGTCCTCGCCCACCAGCACGCGAACGTGGTGTCGATGGTCAAGACGCTCAAGGAAGCCTTCTCCGCCAACGCGGACCTCGAAGGCTACACGATCTCGGGCGATGGCGGAGTCTCCGAGCACACGATCGTCTGGCACGAGGGCGAGACGTACTTCCGCTCGCGCCTGGACCGGGTATCGACCGACCGCAAGGTGATCTTCGATTACAAGTCCACCGATAACGCCGAGCCGACCGCCTTCACGAGAACCATCATCAACATGGGCTACGACCTCCAGGCGGCGTTCTACCTGCGCGCGCTACAGAAGCCCGAAGCGCGGTACATCCTCATCGCGCAGGAAACCGAGGCACCATTCGCGGTATCGTTCATCGGCATGCCCCCCGCGTTCATCGAACTCGGGCGCCGCAAGGTCGAACACGCGATAACGATCTGGAAGGAGTGCATGGCGAGCGGGATCTGGCCTGCGTACCCGACGCGCGTGTGCTACGTCGATCCGCCGGAATACGAAATGGCGAAGTGGGAAGTCGATTGGGAGGTGAGTTCGTGAATGAGCTCTCTATAAGATTCTGGCGCAAGGTCAGAAAGACATCCTCCTGTTGGGAATGGACCGCATGCAAAAGAGACGGATACGGTCTATTCAGTTTTACCAAAGGCGCCAGTATGGTAAATGCACATCGCGTTTCCTGGGAAATGAAGTTCGGACAAATCCAGGAAGGATTTCTGGTTCTTCATAGATGCGACAATCGCGCTTGCGTTAGGCCGGCGCATCTTTTCCTCGGAACCATAGCAGATAACATGCGCGATAGAAATTCCAAAGGGCGACAGGCGAGAGGCGAAACGCATGGCAGAACTACCCTATCGGAAGCGACAGCGAGAAAACTATTGTCTCTAAAACCTTCTGGGAAGACCCCGTGGGGGTTTCTGAGAGATATTTCGCAACGCTTCGAGTTGGATCGACAGGTCGTGAGCAATATTTGGACTGGGAAAACATGGAGGCACCTATGACATTCTCTTTCAGGCCAGCAGTGCGAGAGGCTGTTGGCCTCCTCATAGGACTTGCTGGGTCATCCGGTTCCGGGAAAACTTTCACTGCAATGCGCTTGGCATCCGGGATTGCTGGTGCCAAGCCTTTTGCCTTCATAGATTCCGAGGCAGGCCGCGCGAAGCACTACGCTGACCAGTTCAAGTTCGACCACGGAGACCTGAAACCGCCGTTCTCCCCGAGCGCGTACTCGGAAGCGATCGCCGCGGCGGACGCGGCTGGCTACCCGGTCATCGTGGTGGACTCCTGCTCGCACGAGCACGCTGGCGAGGGTGGTATCCTCGACATGCAGGAAGCGGAGTTTCAGCGCATGGGTGCCCGAGATGCCGTGAAGATGACGAGCTGGATTAAGCCCAAGGGCGAGCACCGCAAGATGGTATCCAGGCTCCTGCAAGTCCGCGCGCACCTGATCCTGTGCTTCCGCGCCGAGGAGAAGATCGAGATGATCCGCAACTCCGAGGGCAAGATGGAGGTCAGGAAGAAGCAGACCTCGACCGGCCTCGACGGTTGGGTGCCGATCTGCGAGAAGAACCTGCCCTACGAGCTCACCGCGTCGTTCCTCCTCATGGCGTCGAAGCCGGGAGTCCCGCTACCGATCAAACTACAGGAACAGCACAAGACGCTCTTCCCGCTCGACAAGCCGATCACCGAGGAGTCGGGTAGGCTACTCGCGCAATGGGCGGCCGGCGGTCGCTCGCAGCATCCGGGGTCCCCTCCTTCCCCGCCTGCGACCTCCGCCGGCCCGTCCTCCGATCGCGTTGCGAAGGTCCTGGCGCGCTTCGAGGGCTTCACCCAGGAGCAGGTTGAGCAGGCGCTCGGGAAGTCCATCGGACAGGCCAGCAAGACCGACCTCGAGGCCGCATGGGAGAAACTCGCAGGAGCGGAGATATGACCACCCGCTCCGTCAAAGCAGCCGAGGCAGCGGTGAAGAAGCTGTACGTAGATGTACGAATCCTCCATGCAAGCCTCGTGTTGAGCGAGCCGATAGTGAACGACCGGCAGATCAGGTTGGCTCACCGGATCGTCAAGCAATTCGCCCGACTCGCCGCGCTGCGGGCGAAGAAGCGCCGCGCCCCCTGATGGACCGAGACAGGAGAGAAGGATGAGCTATGTTGCAGTGTTTGCCTTCGGACTGATCTGCGGAATCTTGCTTGTATTCTCAGTGGTGATCTGGAAATGACCCTCCGCGACCAGCTAGACCAGCTAGACCAGATAGCGAGGATGGAATGACCAAAGTAATGGGCTACGACCCGACCGAGCCGACGCCGAGGACGGATGCAGAGCAGTACCGCAACTATGGGGCAGATCGTGAGTGGGTCGTACCCGCTGACTTCGC